CTGGCGCGGTGGAGATTCGTGGGACCGATAAGCCTGAACACAAAGAGCAGATGATGCTTGATTTTGCCGATGGAAATATCCCGGTAATGATTACCAAGCCGTCCGTGGCAGGGTTCGGAATGAACTGGCAAGTGTGCTCTAACACCGCATTTGTCGGGCTATCAGACTCATTCGAGGCCATCTTTCAAGCCACAAAAAGGTTTCATCGCCATGGCCAGAAAAACCCGGTGCATCGGCACCTGATCATCTCCGAGGCCGAGGGGTCTGTGCTTGCGAACATCCAACGCAAAGAGGCCGATTTCATGAGGATGATTCAGGAGATGGTGGCTCACACCAAGTCAATCATGCAGGAAAACATCAAGAGCCTGTCGCGACAGGTTGATGCGTATAACGCCAACAAGACGATTATCGTGCCAGAATGGATAAGGGAGGAACGTCATGATTAAAGACCAGTCGATAACTGATGAATATGCGCTCTACTGCGGGGATTGTGTAGATGTGGCAAGGAATCTGCCGAACAACAGTATCCATTTTTCTGTCACGTCAATACCCTTCGCCTCGCTCTATACCTACTCTAACAGTCCTCGGGACATGGGGAATTGCCGGACCTATGGCGAATTTTCAGAGCACTTCGATTTCATGGTGCAGGAATGGTTCAGAGTGATGATGCCGGGGCGTCTGGTGTCTATCCACTGCATGAATCTTCCCACTACAAAACAGCACCATGGGTACATCGGCATCCAGGATTTCCGGGGCGACATTATCCGCTGGATGGAGCGGGCCGGGTTTATCTACCACTCCGAGGTCGTGATTTGGAAAGATCCTGTGACCGCCATGCAGCGGACGAAGGCGCTCGGTTTACTCCACAAGCAGATCAAAAAAGATTCGTGCATGTCTCGCCAGGGGATACCGGACTATCTTTGCACCTTCCGCAAGCCTGGCGTCAACGATGAGCCGGTGACACACACCAACGAATCATTTCCGGTTGAGATGTGGCAGCGGTATGCCTCCCCGGTCTGGATGGATATAAACCCATCGAAGACCTTGCAGCGTGAATCGGCCAGGGAAGAGCGCGACGAGCGGCACATCTGCCCGCTACAGCTTGAGGTAATCGAGCGGGCCATAGAACTGTGGTCGAATCCTGGTGATAACGTCTATGACCCGTTCGGCGGCATCGGCAGTTCGGGATATGTGGCGCTCAAGATGGGGCGCAAGGCCGTGATGAGCGAGCTGAAAGACTCGTACTTTAACCAGATGGTTCTGAACTGCCAGAGGGCCGTTTTCGAGCGCAACCAGACAACTCTTTTCTAGTTTGTCATGCCCCGCCCAACCAGAGCATCCGTGGAAGCCGGAGCATGGGCCGATTTAGACGACCGGCACGGGCGGGGGGATTTTTAACCCAAAACAGCAGATACAGGGATCGGTTTTTATGTGCAAAATACCGGGTGGATACATTCTGATCGCCAGGCAGATGCTTGATTCAGACGTCATGGATTGGCCTGCGCATTACGTCAAGCTGTGGGTCTGGATGCTCGGAAAAGCGTTCTGGCGGAATGGAGACAAACTCAAAAAAGGGCAGTTTGTCACCACGATTGCGGAGATGCAAAAAGTGGGCGGTCACAAGATTGGATACCGAACCAGAGAGCTCACAAAGGGCGAAGTACGAAGCGCGTACGAAGCCTTTACGAAGAACACAATGATAAACACAACGAAGACCACACGCGGAATGATTATAACTATTTGTAATTACGATAAATATCAGAACCCGGATAACTACGAACAACACAACGAACAACACAACGGCCACGCTACGGGGAACACAGGCACCGCACACGATAGAGAAGAAGGTTATAAGAAGGAAAAGAATAAACCTACAACAACAGCAACACGCGCGAGCCAGGAAGAAAAGTTTCGTGAGTGCTTCGATAGTCAGGAGTCGAACATCCGCCATCTTTACCCATACGCAAACTACGAGGCCGAGAGGGAAACCTGCATTGCTCATTACCGCGAAGGGCCGAGCATTGGGCCAGATCCCTACCCGACAATCTTGAAGTGGTTTAACCGCATCCCCAAGGGAGGCAGCAATGGAAACGGAAATCATCGAGGCGCAGAAAAGGCTGGAGCAAAGGCGAAGCGAAGTGGCTTCATCGAGGCCAATGGACCCGACGCCGATTGGTTCGGTGCTGGACCTGGAGCATGAGGCGAGGATATGCCGGGACTGTGGGGAAAGGTTCATTCCACCCGGAGGCCTCGACTATACCCGCTGTCCGTCCTGTATCGACAAAAGGCGTCAGGCTCAATACGAAGAAAACAAGCGCAAGGCCAAGGAGCAGGATGATGCGCTACGAGCGGCCAGGATAGAGCGGCTCACTGAGGCCATACGGATCGGCAAACGTTACTCGGGACAGTTGTGGGAGGATTACGAGCCGCCCACCGATACGGCCAACAGGGTGCTGTCAGCTTGCCGAGCATACGCCGAAGGGTTTGGTGAGGCGTTAGAGGTAGGGCGCTGCCTTGTGATGGTAGGTGGGCCAGGCACGGGCAAGAACATGCTGTCGGCGCTGATATGCCGGGAGGTTGTCAGTCAAGGTCACACGGCGCTCCACACTACGGCAATGAAGCTCGTCCGCAGGGTAAAGGAAACATGGGCGAAGGGCTCAGAGGAAACCGAGACGCAGGCCATACGCAATTTCACCCTGCCGGAACTCTTGGTGATTGACGAGGTGGGCGTTCAGTTTGGCAGCCAAGCCGAACAGATAATTTTGACCGAGATCATAAACGACCGCTACGAGGCTATGCGGCCAACAATCATCATCAGCAATCTGACCGTCCCACAGTTGGAGGAGGTCATGGGTAAAAGGGTGATGGACCGCTTCTACGAGAACGGTGGAAGGGTTTTGGCGTTCAACTGGCAAAGCTGGAGGCGGCAGGGGGTATCGACCCGTCAGAACGGACGCTAGACCTCTTAAAAGAAGGAATGGCTTAACCATGCGGGTTTAGGAGGTGTTATGTCTCAACACTACACACGCAACACAGCGGCAGTCTTGGCCTATTGTCCGACCTGTAATCGCAAGACCATGCACCGGGTGGATGATAGGCGCTTAGGGCCATGCCTGGAGCACGGAAAGCCTGAGTACAGCCAGTCACAACTAAAGCGGATGCGGGAGATCGAGGAGAGTAAGGAGCAACCAGGGCTGTTTGGCTGACAACTCAATTCAGTTGCCCCGTTGTGGAATCCGGTCTATGATCGGGGAAAAACAGGAGGGATGTTATGCCGGCAGGGAGACCGCCGAAATGGAAGTTCCCCGAGGACTTCGAGACGGCGATAGAGGACTACTTCGAATCGTGCTTCGGCATCGTTGAGGTATCGAAGGGCGAGGGTGAGAACAAGGTCACCGAGACCAAGGAGGTGCAGGTCCGCCCATTCACTGTGGCAGGGCTTGCGTACTGGTTGGGACTGACCACTGAAGGGCTGCGGGAATACGGCGAAAAACCGGAATTTTCTGCTCTTGTAAAGGCTGCTAAGACTCGCATCCAGGCGTGTGTCGAAGAGGGGCTTCTTTCCGGCAAGCCTGCGGTTGGGTTTATTTTCTGGCTGAAGAACCACGCTGGCTACCGCGACAAGCAGGAAGTGGAACACTCCGGGGCAATGACTCTGGAACAGTTGGTTTGCGGCACGGGGAGCAATGACGCCCGGTCAGAGTAAGATCCTCTCCTGGCGCAAGGACGCCAACCTGTTCGTCAGGGAAAACTTCGGCATCGAGCCCGACAGGTGGCAGGCCGAGGTGTTGCGCGAGTGCTCGAAACCGGGCCGAAAGCGCATCGCCATGAAAGCCTGCGCCGGGCCGGGAAAGACCGCTTTGTTGGCATGGGAGGGGCTACGTCGCCTCTCCTGCTACTGCGCCCCGGGTGAGCATCCCAAGGGTGCTGCCGTCTCCATTACGAACGACAACCTGCGCGACAACCTGTGGGCCGAGCTTGCCAAATGGCAGGCCCGGTCCCCCTACCTGCAATCCGTCCTCACCTGGCAGAAAAAGCAGATCTACGCCAACGACCATCCCGAAACGTGGTTTCTCTCCGCCCGCGGCTACTCCAAGACCGCCGACATGGACGCCATAGGTCGGACCCTTTCCGGCCTGCACTCCCGCTTCCCGTTTTACCTCATCGACGAATCCGGCGACATCCCGCCCAACATGCTGAGAAGCGCCGAGCAGGGTCTGACCGAGTGCGAGGACGGGGTAATCCTCACCGCAGGCAACACGACCAGCCATGAGGGGCTGCTGTACTTCGCCTGCACCCAGCTCCGGGATCAGTGGTACGTCGTGGGCATCACCGCAGACCCCAATGATCCGATGCGGACACCGAGGGTCGACATCGAGTGGGCCAGGCAGCAGATTGAACTCTACGGCAGGGATAATCCGTGGGTCCAGGCGTTTATCCTGGGCGAGTTCCCGGCTGCGTCAATCAACGCCATCCTCTCCCTGGAGGAAGTGGAAGCCGCCATGAAGCGGCAGGTCGAGCCCGACTCCTACGCCTGGGCGCAGAAACGGCTCGGCATCGACGTGGCGCGGTTCGGTGATGACCGATCCGTCATCTTCCCGCGCCAGGGGCTCAGAGCCTTCAAGCCGGTCATCATGCGGCATCAGCGCACAACCGACATCGCAGCCAGGGTAGCGCAGGCCAAGGCCAAGTGGGGCAGCGAACTGGAACTGATAGACGATACCGGACACTGGGGTCATGGCGTGGTAGACAACCTGGTGGCTGCCGGGTTCTCTCCTATCGCGCTTCAGTATCACGGCCCGGCCATCGACCAGCGATACCGCAATAAGCGCACCGAGATGTGGATGGAGCTTGCCGAATGGGTCAAGGGTGGCGGCCGCCTGCCCTACATCCCCGAACTGGTGGGCGAGTTGACCACCGTAACCTACACCTTCATCAACGGCAAATTCGCCTTGGAAGACAAGGACCAGATCAAGGCCCGCTTGGGCCGGTCTCCCGACCTCGGGGACGCCCTGGCCAACACCTTTGCCCTTCCCGACCAGCCGGCAGACCTTCAGGTACAACTCGCCAGACTGACCGGTTCTCCCCTCATTCAATCCCACAAGGCTGTCACCGGCCACAATCCCTACGCATAATCCCTTGCTCCGTGCGCGAATCCATGTAAAACTGAGTGGAGATTAGGTAAACTCAGTTGTAAAAGGGGGTGTTCATGTGTTTCTCGGGAGGTTCGCCAAAAACTCCGCCGCCTACTCCGCCGCCACCGGAGCAGGCCGACGCTGGTGTTGTGGCAGCCCGAGACGATGAGCGCCGCAGACGCAGGGCCGCCGCCTCTGAGACCATCCTGACCTCTCCCCGGGGTGTGACCGGGGCGGCGGCAACGCAAGGCAAGACGCTGCTGGGAGCCTAGCAGGAGCAACATAACCTTTCGCATCAATAGGGTGCGACTGGTCAAGCCGGTGAGCCAAACAGGAGGACACCGCATCAATGGACGCAATCACGCGCAAAGACGAGTACTTGCGGCGTCTGTCCTCACTCAAGACCGAACGGTCGGAGTGGGATAACCACTGGCTCGAACTCGACAACTACATCCAGCCCCGCACCTCCCGGTTCCAGACCACCGACCGCAACAAGGGCGGCAAGGTCAACCAGAAGATCATCGACTCGACCGCGGGCTTTGCGCTCCGCACCTTCTCGTCCGGTCTCATGGCCGGCATGACTTCCCCCGCCCGTCCCTGGTTCATCCTCACCGTGGCCGATCCCGACCTCCGGGAGTTCGACCCGGTCAAAACCTGGCTGTTCCTCGTCTCCCAGCGGATGCGTGAGGTCTTCGCCAAGTGCAACGCCTACTACGTTTTCCCGACCACATACCGCGACTTGGGGCTGTACGGCACCAGCGCGTTCTCCCTTCTCCCTGACTGGCAGGAACTGATGCGGGCCTATCCGTTCCCGGTCGGCTCCTACGTCCTCGCATGTTCCGAGCGCGGCGACGTGGACACCTGTATCCGCGAGTACACCTATACCGCGCGGCAGATGATCCGCAAGTTTGGCCGCAATGCCTGCTCCATGCCGGTCAGGGATGCCTTCGATAAAGGCAACTATGACACGGCTTTCGAGGTTGTCCATGTGGTCACGCCCCGCGAGGAACGGGATCAGGGCAAGCTGGGTGCCAAGAATAAGCCGTTCGCGAGTCTCTGGTTCGAGAAGTCCAAGGAGAACGCCGACTTCCTGCTGGAGTCCGGCTACGACGATTTCCCGGTCATCGCGCCGAGATGGGACGTGCTGGGCGAGGACACCTACGGCCATTCCCCCTGCATGGAGATACTCGGGGATGTGAAGCAACTCCAGCATGAACAGCGCAAGAAGGGCGAGGCGATAGACAAGCTGGTGGACCCGCCGATGGAGGCGGACGTGATGCTGAAGAACCAGCGGGCTTCCCTCCTGCCGGGCGACATCACCTACACCACCGGGCTTGCCAACTCTCCCCGCGGCGGCTTCCGTCCTGTCTACGAGATCAACCCGAGGACCGGGGAACTGCGCGAGGACATCGCGGAGATCCAGATGCGGATCAAGCGGGCGCTCTACGAAGACATGATGCTGATGTTTGCCTCGTCTGAGGTGACTAACATCACCGCCCGCGAGGTCGAAGAAAGGCACCAGGAGAAACTTCTGGCCCTCGGCCCCTACATGGAGCGCCTGAACAACGAGATGCTCTCGCCGGTCATCGAACGGACATTCTCCTTGATGTCGGAGCGCGGCATGATACCGCCGCCGCCGCGGGAGATACAGGGCCAGGACTTGAAGGTCGAGTACATCAGCATGATGGCGCAGGCGCAGAAGCTGATCGGCCTGAACGGGCTGGAGCGGCTGGTGGGTTTCGTCGGCAACGTGGGGGCGGTTGTGCCTGAAGCACTCGATAAGTTGGACATGGACCAGTGCATCGATGAGTACGCCGAGATGGTTGGTTCGCCTCCCCGCGCGGTCAGGAGCGATGACCAAGTAGCCGAGATACGGGCGCAACGGCAGAAGGCGCAACAGGCGCAGCAGATGGCGGCAATGGCGCAACCGATGGCGCAGGCGGCGCAGGGTGTCAAGGCATTGAGCGAGACTGACATCACCGATGTGAACGCGCTGACCAGGATGCTGGGGGTTGGGTAGTGACCGACACCGAGCGGCTCAACGAGCTTGAGGACGTCAAAAGGCAGATGAAGAGCAGGGGCGGCAGACGCCTCCTGTGGCGCATCCTTGAGATGGCCGGGATATATCACTCGTCATTCAGCCTGGAGCCCTTACTGATGGCGAACAAGGAAGGTGCCAGGAACATCGGGTTGATGCTCCTGGCTGACATAATGGCCGTCGACCCCGACGGTTACATCCTGATGGCTCGCGAGGCAAAGGCCCGCGACGATCAAAAGGCGAAGGAGGCTGAACTTGAGCGACGGAACAAATCCGAATCCGAATGAAGACGGAACGGGAGCAGACGGAACCATGCTGGGAGGAGATCCCGGCAACCCGAACCCCGATGGGGGGAATCCTGGTGGTAATCCTGGCGATGGTGGTGGCGATGACCTGTCCACCATCTTCACGCCCGAGGACATCCAGTCCAAGAGGGAAAGCCTCGCCGCAGCCAAGGCCGAGGAAGAACGACGCGCAGCCCTGACCGACGAGGAGCGCGAAGCCGAGGATGCAGAGAGGGCCAAGGGCGAAGCGTGGAACGCACCGCCTCCCGAGAAGTACGAGCCCTTCACCATGCCCGAGGGCCATGAGCAGGACCAGGCGATGGCCGACACCTTCGAGCCCGTGTTCCGCGAACTGGGGCTCTCCCAGGCCAAGGCGCAGAAGCTCATCGAGGCGTACCATGAGCACATCGTCCCCAAAAATCTTGAAACGACCATGCAGCAATGGGATGACCTCAAGGCGAAGTGGGCCGAAGAGACCAAGAACGACAAGGAATACGGCGGGGAGAAGTTCCAGGAGAACTTTCACTTCGCCGCCAAAGCCATGGACCAGTTTGCAACCCCGGAACTCCGGGCCGCGCTCAACGAGTACGGCATAGGCAACCACCCGGAGATGGTCCGGCTGATGATACGGGTCGGCAAGGCTCTGTCCGATGACCCGAACCTACCCGGCAAGTCTGCCGGTAACGATACGAAATCACCGTATTTCAACTACAAAACCTGACAACAGACAACGAGAAAGGAGTAACGCATGAGCGAGTTGAGCACATACTACCCGACGCTGCTTGACGTAACCAAGGCTACCGGCCCGGACGGAAACATCGTCAAAATGGCCGAGATCCTCAACGAGACCAACCCCATCCTGGATGACATGGTGTGGAGGGAGGGCAACCTGGCCACCGGTCACCGCGGGGCGATCCGCGCCGGACTGCCGGATGTATTTTTCCGCAAGTATTACGGGTTCGTCCAGCCGAGCAAGTCCACCGTCGTGAACGTCACCGACAACTGCGGCATGTTGGAAGCCTACGCGACCGTGGACAAGGCGCTGGCCGACCTGAACGGCAATACCGCAGCCTTCCGCACCTCGGAAGACCGGGCGTTCATCGAGTCCATGAGCCAGAAGTTAGCGTCGTACCTGTTCTACGGCAACGAGTCGACCGAGCCCGAGGCCATTACCGGCCTAGCACCGCGCTACAACAGCCAGTCGGCGGAGAACGCCTGCAACATCATCACCTCTGCGGCCACCCCGGACGGCACCGACAATACCTCCATCTGGCTGGTGTGCTGGGGCGATAACGTTCACGGCATCTTCCCCAAAGGGTCCAAGGCTGGCTTGCAGATGGAAGACAAGGGCCAGATCACCCTCCAGTCCACCTCCGGGTTTATGGAGGCCTACCAGACCCATTACCGCTGGGACTGTGGTCTCCACGTCAAGGACTGGCGCTATGTGGTCAGGATCCAGATTGACGAGGAAGACCTGACCTCCAGCGGTTCCACTGGTCCGGCCCTGATCGACCTCATGGCACAGGCAATCGATTTCATCCCGAACATCAACGCGGGCCGCCCGGTGTTCTACTGCAACCGGAACGTCCGCAGCTACCTGCGCCGGCAGATCATGAACAAGACGGTCAACTCCACGCTGACCATCGAGCAGATCACCCGGCCCAACGGTGCGCTGATCCGCGAACCGATGTTCGACGGCATCCCGGTCCGCCGCTGTGACGCCATCCTGTCCAACGAGACCGGTATCTAACCAATAACCTCCGGGGGTGATGACCTCACCCCCGCAACCATTTGAAAGGAGCCAACCATGCTGCTTGACGAGTATACCGAATTTGCTGATGCGGTAGCAGTTACCGGCAACGCCGGGACCGCGCTGATAGGCGATGTCATCAACCTGAAATCCGCCAGCCTGGATATCGGCCAGGGCGAACCGGTCTACGCGGTTATCAACGTGGACACCGAGATCATCACCGGGGGCAACGCCGGGACCATCCAGTTCTTCGTCGCCTCCGACGCGCAGGCTGCCATTGCCACCGACGGGTCCGCAACCATCCACGCGTCCTCCCCGTCCATCGTGACCGACGGCACCGACGCCAACGGTCCTCTTGCCAAGGCGGGCCAGTTCCCGCTGTTCGTGGAGCTGCCCGTCGGCACCTACGAGCAATACCTGGGCATCCTCTGCACCATCGGCACCACGGCAGTCACGGCAGGCAAGATCAATGCCTTCCTGACCCGCGATAAGCGCGGCTGGAAAGCCTATCCCGACGGTCTCTAAAAGGGGGTGAAGCATGGTAGTCCGCATCATTAAAACCTGCTTCGTCAACGGTGCGCTTCGCAATCCCGGTGAGCTGGTCGAGTTGAACGAGGGCCAGAAGCCGAGCAAGAAGTGCATGATCGTCCTCACCAAAGTACCGGAAGGTGCGAAGGTAGTAGCCAACCCTGAACCTGCACAGAAGGGCAAGCGGACCCGGAAGGAACTCCAGACCGAACTCGACGCTGCCGGCGTAGCCTATGACGCTGGGGCGACGGTCAAGGAGTTGGAAGAACTCCTTCGGCTGATCAAGAGCGCCGGGACTGGGGGCGTGGTCATCGAGGAGAAGATCCCCGGTGCCGAAGATGACGAAGTGATTTAAGCCGTAACGGGGGAGGGGTGACGCCCTCCCCTCTTTGCATTGGGAGGAAATGTGATCAGCGAGGTCTCAATCTGCAACCTGGCCCTGTTCCGCATCGGGCATACTCAGCGCATCGACTCGTTGACCGAGGCAAGCGCGCCGGCTGAACTGTGCAACATCCTCTACCCCATCGTGCGGGACCGCATCATCGAAGCCGGGGACTGGTCGTTTGCCCGAAAAAGGGTGACGCTTGCCTCTGTGGGCGACCCTCCCGACAACTGGGCGTACCAGTACCAGTATCCCTCAGACTGCGTCAAGGCACGAAGCATCGAGGTTTCCGGCCTGCGCAATCCCCATTCCGGGCAGCGCATCCCGTTCGAGGTCATGGCCAATACGGTCAACGAGGGGCGCTCGATATGCTGCGACCAGGAGCAGGCGGTGCTGGTCTACACGGCAGCGGTCACCAATACCGCGCTTTTCGCGCCTGCCTTCGTCAATGCGATAGCCTGGGCGCTGGCGCTGGAGCTGGTAACGCCGCTGGCAAGGGATGTCAAGTTCGCCTCCCTCGCGGCACAGCAGGCACCTGCGGCCCTGGCCGAGGCGCTGGCGGCAGACATGGCCGAGCGGCGGGAAGACAGGCCGGTCAGCGAGTTTATCAGCGTGAGGTACTGACATGGGGACCGGAGTCATTCAACCATCATTCACCGCGGGGGAGCTTTCCCCGTCCATGTATGGGCGCATCGACTTTGCCCGCTACTATACCGGGCTGAAGACCTGCCGGAACTTCATTGTCAGACAGTACGGCGGCATCGTCAACCGGCCCGGCACTAAGCTTGTGGCCGAGACCAAGAGTTCTGGTGCGGTGCGGCTGATCCCGTTCCAATTCAATACCGAGCAGGCATACGTCCTGGAGTTCGGGGACCAGTACATGCGGGTCCACAAGGACGGCGCGACGGTCGTGAAGACCCTGGCCGATACCTCCGCATGGTTGACCGACACCGCTTATGCCGTGGGCGCGTTCGTCAAGCAGTCCAACGTGATTTACTACTGCCTGACCGCCCACACGTCCGGCACCTTCGCAACCGACCTGGCCGCCGGCAAGTGGGTGGCACAGTCCATCTACGAGATCCCGACCCCCTACCTGCTGGCCGATCTGCCGCTCCTCAAGTACACGCAGAACGCCGACGTGATGACCATCTGCCACACGTCATATAAGACCCGCGACCTGTCCCGCACCGCGCACAACGCCTGGACCCTGGCCGAGTTCGTCAACACCGAAGGGCCGTTCGGGGATGCGAATCTCGACACCACGAAAACCATCTACGCCTCGGGCTACACCGGGACGGTCACCCTGACCGCCAGCGCGACGCTGTTTACCTCGGCCATGATCGGTCAACTGATGCGGATAGAACAGGCACCGACTACCCCCGTGCGGAAGTGGGAAACCGCGACCCTGTTCTACCGGAACCAGGAGCGCCAGGCCGGGTCGAACTATTACCGGTGCATGACCTCGCCCTACGGCACCAGCGGCACCGTGCGCCCTTCGGTCCTTGAGGGGCAGGAGTACGATGGTTCGCCCGGCTGCCTGTGGGAATACCTGCATTCCGGGTTCGGTATCGTGCAGATTACCGCAGTGGGGAGCGGCACCAGTGCAACCGCCACCGTCCTGAAGCGGCTGCCGACCGGCCTGGTATCTGTGACCATGACGGTCAACATTACCGGCATCGTGGACAACGGCGAAACGACCCACTACTGCCGGGTGACCGCGGCGGGCCATCCCTTCGCCGTGGGAAATATCGTGACCATTGCAAACGTGGTCGGCACGACCGAGGCTAACGGCACCTGGACCGTCTCGGCGGTTAACTCCAATACCTTCGAGATCCCCGTGGTGTTCGTTAATGCCTATGTCTCGGGCGGTACGGCAGTCAGGACCGACAGCTCAATCCCGTCCTACAAGTGGGCGCTGGAGGCATGGGGTGGCGCGAACCTGTATCCCGGATGCGTCACCTACTACCAGCAACGGCAGATCTTCGGCGGCTCCTATGGATTTCCCCAGGATGTGTGGATGTCAACCGTGTCCGGCTTTAAGGCATTTACCCGCGACGTGCCGGTCATCGACGATAACGCCATCTCGCTGCGTATTGTCTCCCGCGAGGTCAACGAGATACGTCATTTCGTGGACATCAAGAACCTGATCGCCCTGACCTCTGGCGGCCCCTTTGTCCTGAGTGGCAACGAACAGACCGTGCTGACCCCCACCACGACCCGCGCCGAACGGCAGGAAGGCTATGGCTGTTCCCATGTGCGCCCGCTGGTGGTCGGCAAGCAGTTGCTTTACCTCCAAGAGAAGGGCGGCAAGGTGAGAAGCCTGGGTTACTCCTTCGCTGATGACTCCTTTGTCGGGTCCGACCTGACCATTCTTGCCTCGCACCTGTTCAGCGGGCGGACGGTAGTCGATTGGGCGTTCCAGGAAGCGCCATACTCCTGCATTTGGGCCGTGATGGATGACGGGGACATGCTGGGCTTCACCTACCTTCCCGAGCATGAGGTGGCAGCCTGGCACCGGCACGACACCGACGGGGACATAGAGAGCGTGTGCGTCATCTCCGAAGACGATGTTGACGCCGTCTACCTGTGCGTGGAGCGCACCATTGGGGAGACCACCAAGCGGTTCATTGAACGGATGGATGACCGGGACTGGACCGACATCGAGGACGCCTTTTTTGTCGACTGCGGGCTGTCCTACTCGGGAGCGCCGGCAACCGTCATCTCTGGCCTCGACCACCTGGAAGGCGAGACGGTCAGTATCTTGGCGGACGGGCATGTGCATCCGCAGCAGGTGGTGACCTCCGGGTCCATTACGCTCCAGCATTCGGCCTCAAAGGTCCATGTGGGCCTGCCCTACGTTTCGGATATGGAGACGCTGGAGATCAACTCTTCCGGGTCCAACCTGCTCGACCGGGCGAAACTGATCAATCACGTCGGGCTCATGGTAGAGGACACCGTGACCGTGTTTGCCGGGCCTGACGCCACCCATTTGCATGAGTACAAAGGGCGCAGCGTCGAGGTCTACGGAGCGCCCAACGCGCTGAAGGACGGGCTGATGGAGATACCGATATCCGCGTCCTGGTCGAAGCAGGGCCGGGTGTTCGTCCGCAATTCCGACCCGCTGCCGATCTCCATCCTGGCGGTCATCCCGGATGTGACGGGGGGTGGCCGATGAGAGATGTCCGCGTGGTCATGGCGCTGCCCTGCCACATCGACAGGATAGCCGACAACGTGCGCGAGCCTGACCGGGCGGAGTTGTGGGCCGCTGCCTGCAAGACGCCGAAGGAAGTGCTTGAGAGCGCCATTGAGAACTGTTCGGCATCATGGACCGGCTTTGTGGACGGCATCCCGATTTGCATGTTCGGCGTGACCGGGGGCGATCCTCTCTCGGGCGTCGGTATCCCGTGGATGGTTGGGACGCACCACCTCGACCGGATGGCGCACCTGTTCCTGCGGCGCTGTCGTGAGCAGGTCCAGGCGATGTCCGATATGTACCCGCTACTGATGAACTACGTTGACAACCGTAACGGCAGGGCGATCCGCTGGCTTCAGTGGCTCGGGTTCGAAATGGGGGTTCCGGTTCCCTATGGACCCTTCAAGGCGCTGTTTCGGGGCTTTCGGATGGTAAGGAGGGATCATGTGTGATTGGGGCATATCGGCGGCGATAACGTCCATCGTGGCGGCGGGCGTTTCAGCCTATTCCAGTTACGAATCCGGGCAAAGCCAGAAAAAGGCGTCGGAGTACAACGCCGAGATGCAGAACCGCGCTGCGAAGCAGGAGATCCAGCAGGGGAACATCAAGGCCCAGGAGATGCGGGACCGGGCGAGGAAGATCGCCGGGACGCAGGCTGCCGGGTTTGGCGCGGCGGGCCTCGATACGACCAGCGGCACGGCATCGGACATCCTGGACGAAAGCCGGATGTTCGGGGAGTTGGACGCTCTCCGCTCCATCAACAACGCCCAGCGCACGGCCTACGGTCTTCAGGCCCAGTCCGAACTGGATCTGTGGCAGGGTCACGCGGCGGCGCGGGGCGGCATGTTGAGTGCGGCGGGGTCGCTGCTCTCCGGGGCTAGCAATGCCGCTTACACCTACAAGATGACCAGGCCGCCGAAGGTGCCATAAGGAGACGCCATGCCGATAACCATACCGAGATACAGCGAAGCACAGGTTGACCCGAACAGCGAACCGCTGCCGCGGGCGCATGGTCTATCCCCCGAGGCGTTTGGCGCTGGCCTGGCGCGGGGCTTGGGGCAGACTGCTGGGGTGATGGATGACCTGGCGAAAAAAGCCGTGGCGGATGCCAACACCGCGGCAACGCTCAATGCCCGGAACTTCCTTTTTCAGGTCGAGAGCGACACGTTGTATGGGGACAACTCCAAGCCGGGCCAGGGCGTCCTGAAGAAAAAGGGACTCGCGGCGGCGCAGGATGAGCAGTTTGCGCTGAACAACTACAAGAAGCAGGTTGAAGAGTACGAGAAGACCCTGGGGAACGACGATCAGAAGCTGGCGTTTCGCACAATGGCCGGCGAACGCGGCATCTCCATACAGCGGATGCTGGCGCAGCACTCCCGCAAGGAGATGGACTGGCACCAGGACGAGACGCTGAAGGCTACCGAGGAGACCTCGCGGGACCGCATCAGCATGCTCTATAACCAACCGGACGAGGTAGACCGGGAGATCGCAATCATCAAGTTCGCCCGCAACAAGCGGCTGGACGATATGGGCGTGGGCAACGACCCGGAGTCGGCGGTCATACGCGCAAACTACCTGAAGGACGGGGAGAGCAAGGCGCTTGGTGCCGTAGTGGACTCCTATATGAAGGCGGGCGGGTACAAGGCGGCAACTGATTTTCTGGAGAAGAACAAGGACCGCTTCCACGGGGACGATTACGACAAGCGGATGGGGCAGATCCGCCCGCTGGCGGATGCGCAGACCGGCGGAGACGTGGCGAAGGAGATATTCGACCTCAACCCCGACGGCAAGATAACGGACAGCATGTCCGTCCTGCGGGAGCGGCTCAAGGACAACCCGGCAGCAAAGAAGCACGGGGAAGCCGAGTTAAAGGCAATGTATGTCGAGCGCGAAACCGCGAGGAAGCAGGAGGCAGACGAGGCCGAAAATGCCGTCTACGCTCGGCTGGTCACCGGACAACGCCCGACTGCCGAGGAATGGAGCAGGCTTGCCAAGGCCGATCCCAAGCGGATTGACAAGATCCAGGATGAGATGCGGCGAGAGCAGGAGCGGGCCGAGGACCGGCGAGAGCGGGAACTGGACCGGGCAGAGCGCAGGGCCGACCGAGCCGAGAGGCGGGCCGACCGGGACAACGGCAACCAGTTGATGAACTGGTCGAACCTGGTACAAGACCCTGCCAGCCTGAAAGGTGCCAACCTTGACAGGCTTTACTATACCGGCGCACTGAGCAAGCAGGGATATGCGGACCTCTCCCGGCGGCGCTCCGAACTGATCAACAGCCCGGAGAAAGAGAACTGGGCCAGGAGCAAGTCCGAAGTGGTCAACGACATATTCCGGGCGGCGGGCATCAAGGATAAAACAGGAGCCCACGCCAAGGCATGGGAGTTTGTGGAGAATTCTACCGACCGGATACTGAAGAACCCGACGATGGAGGACTACAAGCGGGCGGCGCGGGAGGCGGTCTACAAGGTGCCGGGGACCGGGGAGCAGTTCTACAACCTGACGATTGACGATGTGCCGGCGGGTGAGCGGGCCAACGTCACCAAGGCGTTTCAGAAGCGGTTCGGCAGGGCTCCGACCAGCCCCGAAATTGCCTACTACTACGGGAAAATGACGATGGGGAGAAAATAATGGCGTCTGTTGACGATTACCTTGGAGTTATAGATAGCGACTCAAGCGACCGGCGCACCAGGCTGAAGTCCTCGCTTTACTCGGCTGCCGATTCCTCGCCTGACGCCGAGTCCGCGCTGGTGAAGATCTCCCGGCGTTCCGGCATCCCGGTCGAGGCACTCAGGCTGGACAACGGCCAGGAGGCAAAACGCCGGATTGCCGCCGAGGACGCCGACCACCTTATCGACAATGCTCCAGCAACCGCCGACCTCCTCTCCGACCCGGAGACAGCCAAGGCGCTATGGGATGATGTGCAAGAACTGGTGAAGATCGAGGACGTGTTCAAGCAGAAGCCGGTCAGCACTATGGGCATTGCCTCGCCCAACGACCGCCGTGCGGCAAAGAGGGCAAAGAGTATCGGCGGCGCTCTGGTTGAGGGCTTGAAAGCCTCCCCCGAACTCGGCAACCAGGCGCTGGCGCGAACCGGGCAAGCCGTGGCCGAGTTTGTCGATTGGTCACTCCAGGCGTTTCCCGACGATACCGGGATGCGGCGGCGTGTGTCGGAGGTAGCAAAGGAGAGCGCCGACTACTGGAAGCGGGCGGCGCAGGCGAAGATGGGGACGTACGCACCGGGGACCGCCGAGTCCTACGCGCAGCAGGCTGGCTCCAGCATCGGCACATCACTCCTTGCCGCACCCTTCGGCATGGCCGGGGAGAACGCGGCGCTCGGCATGTTCGGACTGTTGGCCGATGGCGGCTACCAGGAGATGCGGGACAAGGGATATAATCCGCTTGTGGCCGGGACGATGGACGCATCCAACCGCATCATGGAGGGGTTGACGGAGAAGATTGGCCTCGACCGGATTTACAAGGGGTCCGACGATATCCTGAAGACCGCCATAAAGTTCACCCTTGGCGACTTGGGCGGCGAGGAAATCAATACCGTTTACAACGCGCTGGTCGACAAGGTGACCATCAAGCCCGACATGACCTGGGGAGATCTGGCACAGCAGGTAGTGGATACTGCCATCGTGACCGGGATAGCCGGGCCGCTGCAAGGCGCAAGCATGACCGGGGCGGCAAGGGTATCCGAAACGCTCTATACCGCATACGAGCGGCAGCAGTCAATCAAGCAGCAGACCGACTTCCTGACCGCCCTTGGCGATACCGTCAAGTCCACCAAGAGCTTTGAGCGGCTCCCCGAGAAGGTGCAGGAGTTGGTCAAGCGCCTCAAGGAGCAGGCGGGCGGCTCCGTCGACAACGTGCGCATCCCGGCAGACCGCTGGGCAATGCTCTGGCAGGACGCCAACGTGGACCCCGGCGACATGGCCGAGGAAGTGATGGGAGAACGGAAGCAGTATCAGGAGGCACTGGCATCCGGCAGCGACATCGTGATCCCGCTGGAGAATTTCACCAAGCTGGCCGGGACCGACAACTATGCCGAGATCCTCCAGGACGTCCGCATGAATCCGGGCGAGATGACCCCGAGGGAACATGCCGAATGGCTGAAAGGAAAGGACGCCGAAATCGAGTCCATCCTGGCCGAGGTGCAGAACGAGGATAACGCCGCGGCTCCCGACCGGCAGGTCTATGATGACGTGCTGGGTCAACTCCTCGCCATCGGCACCGAGCGCGGTACGGCAGAGCGTCAGGCGGCATTGTGGCAGGCTACCATGCGGACGCTGGCGGCGAGGACCGGCCAGGACGCCATGACTCTGTATCGGCAATATGCGCCGTCCATCACCCGGCCACTCCCTGACGTGCTGGCAAAGCGGGTGAACGTGGACATGCAGATCGACCCGCTGCTGGACCGCATAAGGGCGCAGGACATGGGGCCGCAGGATGCGGAGATATTCGGCCCATCACTGATTGAGTTCATCCGCTCCAAAGGTGGGCTGAAGGATTCGGGCGGGGAACTGAAATCGCGTGATGTGAAGGGCGGTATCATCCGCAAGAACGGCATGGAGTTCGACCGGGCGAGGGAAGCTGCTGTTGAGTCCGGCTACCTGCCGGAAGAATCTACCATCTCCGACTTTCTGGATGCCCTGGACGCGGAGTTACGCGGCAAGCCGAGGTATTCCCCCGGCAACCAGAACAACGCCCTTCTTGAGGAGCGGGAGACGCTCCAGCAGTTCAAGGACTTTCTCGACCAGAACGGTATTGACCTGGAGGGGATGAGTAACGAGGAAGTGCGGAAGGTGCTGGGGCAGGGGGTGTTGTTTCAATCTGCCTGGCACGGCAGCCCCCACACATTCGGCAAATTCTCACTGGACGCCATCGGCACCGGGGAAGGAGCGCAGGCTTACGGTTACGGGCTCTATTTCGCTGGTAGCAAGGAGGTAGCGGAGTGGCATAAAGAGAAGCTTTCACGTGACGACGGGACTATTGTTCGTCGGCTGCTAGACGCGATTAATAACGCGGGCGTTAGTACCAGCACCCTTCCGATGGAGGCCTTTTACCTATTCGCGGCGGAATACGCTTACAACAAGGGCGACATGGCCGCGACTCTTAAAAACGCGAGTAAGACCATTCGGATGTATGAATCCGACGGCCAGCATGAAGAAGCCAGCGACCTTAGCGCCGTCAAAGACGCCGTTGAGAGCGCTGCCGCGAACGGCGCGGATTTCCCAACCGTTTCAGCGGGCCGCCTCTACAAAGTGGAGCTGGCCCCCGAGGAAGACGAATACCTTCTCTGGGATAAGCCTCTGAGTGAGCAGAGCGAGAAGGTGAGGGCGGCGCTGAAGAAGGAAATTGATAATCTTGTTTCGCCAGAAGAGCAAACTCGTTTCTACAGACATAATGGGCAGCTTTACTCAGAAAAAACAGCACCATTGCGCATGAAGGGGGAATCTTTCTATAAATTTTTATCTAGGCGCAGGGGGCAAGAAGTTCATGATAAATCTTCTGGAGCAATCCGCAATGAGCCTGATGATAAATGGGCCTCCGAATACCTCCACTCGCTCGGCATCCGTGGCATCAAGTACCTCGACGGAATTTCACGCGGCAAGGGTGAAGGGAATTTCAACTATGTTATTTTTAGTGATCAGGACGTAACCATTACGCAAGTCGAACAGCGCAAGGACGGCGAAAAGCGCGGCTTCTTCGACCTCAGCAACAACACCATAGGCCTACTGGAAAACGCCGACCTGTCCACCTTCCTACATGAATCCGCCCATTTCTTCTGGACCGTCATGCGCGATCTGGCTACCCGGCCCGACGCGCCCGAGCAGATTGTTGAAGACTACCAGACCCTCCTTGCATGGTTCGGCACCGACAATCCCCAGCGTGAACATCTGGAGCAATTCGCCCGAGGCTTCGAGCAATACCTTGGCGAAGGCAAGGCACCGACCCCGGAACTGCAACCCCTGTTCCAGCGGTTCAAGGCGTGGATGATCCAGGTCTACCGCTCCCTTAAAAACCTGAACGTGGACCTCACCGACGAGGTGCGCGGCGTGTTCGACCGGATGATCGCCACCGACGAGGAACTGAAGGCGGCGCGGGAGAACGTAGGGGCAAAGCCTATCTTCGCGACCGCCGAAGAAGCGGGCATGACCGAGGCCGAGTTCGCCGCCTACCAGGAGACCGCAGCCGCGGCGGGTCGGAAGGAAGAAGAGCGCCTGACCTCCGACCTGATGCGCGAGTACCAGCGTGAGCAGGAGAAATGGTGGAAGGAGCGCCGGGCCGAGGTCCGCTCCGAAGTGGAAGCGGAGGCCAAGCAGAACCCGGTCTACGAGGCGATCAACATCCTCACCACCGGCAAGATGTTTGATGGCTCCGAGCACCCGGCAGGGCCGGTCAAGCTGGACCGGGACGAACTCACCCGGCGCTACGGCAAGCCTTTTCTGAAGCGGCTGCCGAGAGGGTTCAACCACGTCTATGCTGCCGAGGGTGGCACGTCCGTCGATCTGGTGGCCGAGATGTTCGGCTTTGAGTCTGTCGATGACATGCTGCAACAGATGATCGAATCCCCGAGGATGCGGGACTGGGTCGAGGCCGAGACCGATATCAGGATGCGGAAGGAGTATGGGGACAAGCTGACGGACGGCACCATTGCCGAGGACGCCATGTCTGCGGTCCATTCCGACGAGCGGGCCAGGGTGCTGCGGGCGGAACTGGCGGCAATCAGAAAGAAGCAGCGCGAGGTCAAGCCCTACGTTGACGCGGCCAAGGACCAGGGCAAAGAAGAGCAGGCCCGGTTACAGAAGGAGCGCGAGTACGAGCGCCGCTGGTTCGAGGCCGAAACCCGGATGAGGATAGCGGTCGAACGCGGGGCCGCACAGGGCGAGATAGACCGGCTCCGCGCCGAGGTAAAGACCGCCGCCGCCCTGCGCCGGGTCTCCCGCCAGGATATGTATGCCGGCATCCCCCCGGTCGAATCGTTCAAGATGGCTGCCGCGCTCTCCATCGGCCAGAAGAAGATCTTCGAGATAGACCCGTTCAGCTACGCCAGGGCCGAACAGAAGGCGGCGCGGGAGGCGTTCGACGCCGCGGCAAAGGGTGATTACGTCAAGGCTGGCGAGGCCAAGCAGCGGCAGATTCTGAACCACTACCTGTACCGGGAAGCGAAGGCGGCAAAGGACGATGCCGAAAAAATCCTTCAGCACGTCAAAGGGGTCCAATCCAAGCGGGGCCAGGAGCGCATCGCCAAGGCGGGCGGGCCGTTCCTTGACCAGGTGAACGCGCTGCTTGAGCGATACCAATTCCAGCGCACCTCCAATGCGGAACTGGAGCAGCGCGAGACGCTGCGGGAATGGGCGGCGCGGATGGAGGAGGAGGGGCTGATAATCCCCATCTCCGACGAGATGCTGGAGGCGGCAACGGTCATCAACTACCGGCAGGCAACCACTGACGAACTGTGGGCGTTTTACGACGCCCTGCGGGTCATCGAGTCGGCGGCCCGGCAATACCGGGAGTTCCGCACTCAAAACGACCTGCTGGAGTGGGAAGATGTCAAGGACGATCTGGTCGGGGCAATCTTGAACGCCGACCTGAAATCCACCGGGGAGCTGGGCAGGCCCAACAACAAAATGAAGCTCCGCAAAGGGCTCAAGGTCAAGGGAGCGGCGGCATGGCGCTGGTTCGACGCCGAGCACCTGAAGATCGAGCAGATGGTGGAGTGGCTGGACAGTGGCAGGATTGATGGTCCGTGGGCGAAATACTTCTTCGACATGGCCGACCACGCGCAAACGAAAGAGTACGACTATCACGCCACGGTCACCAAGGCACTGCAAGATCTGAACGACCTGATGCCGAAAGAATGGCATGGCCGGATGTTGGACGATACCAGCGCCAGGCTCCGGGGCATCGACGGCGCGGTCAACCGCTACACCCTGATATCCATCGCGCTCAACACCGGCAACGACGGCAACATGCAGCACCTCCTTGACGGGAACATGTGGAACGAAGAGGAACTGGACGCGGCTCTGGAGGAACTTTCCGCCGAGGATTGGCAGTATATCCAGGGCGTGTGGGACATCATTGACTCGCTCTGGCCGGAAATCGAGGCGCTCCAGAAGAGGATGACTGGTCTGCCGCCCAAGAAGGTCGAGGCGCGGGAGATCCAGAACCAGCACGGCACCTTCCGCGGTGGCTACTTCCCGCTGGTCTACGACCCGAAAACCTCGCAGGTGGGCGAGAAGCAGGCGGCGGCGGGCGAGGATGTGACCGGCTTTCTCAAGATGAACTACGGCAATGCGTCTACCCCCAAGGGTCACACCAAAGAGAGGATGGAGACGGTTGTTGCCCGCCCGCTGCTGGACTTTGAAAAGGTAGTGGCGCGGCACATGGGCAAGGTCATCAAAGACCTGTCGCACCGCGAGGCGATATTCAACCTGAACCGGATACTCAAGGCTCCCGAGATAAAAGCCCTTCTCACCGACCGGATGGGGGAGGACTACTACCGGCAGATGCGGGCCTGGATGCAGACGCTGATATCCGACCGGGCCGACTCCTTGGCGTCCGAGGTAACACTGCTCCCGAGGTTGGCGCGCGGGCTGCGGACCAACACGGCAATCGTTACGATGGGATTCAAAATCTCGACCGCCCTGTCGCAGTTCGCCGGGTTCGGACCTTCCGTCGACCTGGTGGGCTACCGCAACATGACCAAGGCGCTGATCCAGGCAATGGCGCATCCTGGCCGGGTGTGGCAGACGATCGCCGAGAAGTCTGGCGAGATGCGGCACCGGGCCCGGACCATCGACCGCGACATGAAGGAAGAATTGATGAAGCTGCGCGGGGTACGGGGCAAGGCGGCAGCCGTCAAGCGGACCGCGTTTATTTTAACCGCAATGGCCGACCGGGTGGTTTCTGTCCCAACCTGGCTGGCCGGATACAACAAGGCTATCGGCGAAGGGCTGTCAGAAGGAGATGCCATCCGCATGGGTGACCGGGCGGTTCGGCTCTCCCAGGGTGGCGGCGGGGCCAAGGACCTGGCGGCGGTCCAGCGGGAAAACGAGTTGATGAAGCTGTTGACGATGTACTACACACCGTTCAGCGCCTTGTACGCCCAGCTGCGGGATGTGGGGCATACCACTCGCGGGCCAAAGGATCTGCCGCGGGCGGTCGCCCGGACCATCGCCCTGGTCATCCTCCCGGCAGTGCTGGGCGATTTGTTGGCCGGCAGGGGGCCGGATGATGACGAAGACGATGTCTGGTGGGCGGCGCGGAAGGTGACGCTTTACCCGTTCCAGTCGGTCCCGTTCGTGCGCGATGTGGCGAACGTGGTCTTCGAGCCCAAACTGGCAAAGCTCGGCGGTGCGTCTGCCAAATTCAAGCCGGGGTATAAGATAACCCCGATGGAGGACTCGGTCCGCAAAGTCATAAAGGCTATCGAAAATCTCAGTGGCGCATGGGACGGTGACAAGCCGTGGGACGATGTGGCATGGGACGCTTTCGAGGCCAGCGGGTATCTGTTCGGACTCCCGACCGCACAGACACGGATAACCGGCGAATACTTGGAAGATATGTTGACCGAGGGGGATAATCAGGATAATCTGAGCGGAATAGTGTTTCGCCGCCACAAATAAGGAGGCACCAATTGACACTGGCTACAACCACGAACAAAGCGACGTTCCAAGGGTCTGGCACCACCGGACCCTTTTCCTTTATCTTCCCGTTTTTTGCAGATACAGATATTAAAGTTTACAAAGTTGTGTCGGGCGTAGCCTCGCTCTTGACCATCACGACCGACTACACAATCACCGGGGCAGGGAGCGGTTCTGGTGGAGCGGTTACCACTGTGTCGGCGCTGGCGTCCGGGGAGTCCCTCATTGTCCTGCGGGACATGACCATCAATCAGTCGACCGACCTCGCCAACCAGGGCGCATTTTACGCCGAGACTATCGAGGATGCGCTTGATCGTATGGCGATGTACGCGCAGCAGTTGAAAGAGGCCAGCGACCGCTCCATCAAGCTGCCGATTGCTGACCCGACCGATACCACCGCGCTGGCTACCAACCTGCAACTGCTGGCCGGAATAGCCGCCGACATCGCTACTGTGGCGGCTGCCGTGGCCGACGTGAGCACTGTTGCCGGGATGTCGACTGATGTTGCTACCGTGGCGGACAATGTGACCGACATAACCAACTTTGCCGATGTGTACCAGGGACCGAAAGCGGACGATCCGACCCTGAGAAACGACGACTCCGCGCTCCAGGTTGGCGACATGTATTTCAATACCGGGAGCAAGATGCTCTTGGTGTACGACGGGGCGGCCTGGGTGGACTCGCACGCACCGGTCCCGTTCACGGTCTATGAAGCGGATCTCGACTTTTCCGACATAACGACCGCCGACGTATCAATCTCGGAACATGGCCTTTGCCCGAAGGCGCCGAACGATACCGCAAAATTCCTGCGGGGGGATGCGACGTGGGCGGCGCTTCCCGCCATCGTCGCCGTACATTCAGCGACCTTGACAACTAGGATGGATATTACATCAGTAATCCCCCTCGATAACACCATACCGCAGAATACTGAGGGGACCGAGGTTTTCACTGTAACCCTCACGCCGACAGCGGCTACAAACAAGTTGATATTTCTGATCGATCTTACCTGGATGATGAATATCTCCTCGGCATGCGCTGCCGTCGTGGCACTGTTTCAAGATACGACGGCCAACGCGCTCGATGCGACAGTGCTGGGGTATGCTTCTGCAACCCTGTATGGGGCCAATGTTGTTTCTTTTTCCATGGCGGCCGGCACTAAATCGGAAACCACGTTCAAAGTACGCGCCGGGTTATCTTCCAATCCTTCCAACTATCATCTGTATATCAACGGCAATAACGCAATAAATCCTTTCTTTGGTGGCAAGTGCGTTTCCTCAATCACAGTTCTGGAGGTTAAGGCATGAGGTTTTTGATTCTATTCCTGATCCTTTCGTTTTCGGTTCCATGCTTTGCCGGTGGCGACGTATATTTCGGAAAATACATTGACTCAAAATTCCGCGCTAATCCTGACGGCGGGAAAGCGTCCTATGTTGCCGGGGTGTATCTCGACCATAAGATTTCCGTGTTCACGCCCTGGCTGCGACTGGAAACGCTTATGGATGGCTACAACGGCAACGGGTCATTCCATCCGTCATCGATTCGCTACGATGTCGGCGTAACGGTGGATGTTTGGAAGGGAACATATATCGACGTATCCCGTATGTGTTGGCATGGCATCGATACGAAAAGCACGGTCGAAGAGTATTGGCTCGTCAAGGGGGGCTATCATTGGTAAGGGTGGCCCTGTTGTGCGTCCTCCTGTCAGGGTGCGGGTTCCATTGCACAGGGATAGAGCACGAACTCGGCGCAAGTGTCACAGCGCAACCTGACAGATGCGGAGAAAAGCGTATGAATGCGCAACACGAACCGGCAACCTGCCCCGCTCACTCGGGACTTGAGACATGGGTAAAAATAGGCATGGCGGGGATAGCATCTAACATCCTCCTGTTGGCGATTAACCTTATCTTGAGTTTTAGCGTGCATACGTCCCTTGCCACACTACAGGCTACCAATGACAACATGAACCGACGCATTGAACAGCTTGAGGCGCGGGTATATAAACCATGAACTGCGCCCATGCCGACAAGTGCGAATGGCTGCAACGCTTCGGCACAAAAGACCAAGACGAGTGGAAAGAAAAGGCCGAGGCGATTGCGGCTATCCACACTTACTCAATGGACAAGGTGAGCCAGCATGACGCTCTGAAACTAGTGCGGAAAGAGGTTGAACCCAATGTGCGAGTGTAGCGGCTGGCGGCAAGTGGGCTGCGTCGAGTGCGGATTGTGTAAGGAGGCATCAGAAAGATTGCATCCTCTACCCGCGCGTGTGCTCCGTCTGCACGAACAATGAGCCGCCGGGAGATGGGCCAGATCCGGAGATATGGAAGGAGAAAGAGGAATGAAAACTCCATGGTATGAAGCAGCTCGCGGCGAGTTAGGTGTCCGTGAAATAGTCGGCCCCGCTGCCAACGCTCGCATAGTCAAGTATCACGCATGCACTACCCTGAAGGCAACCAGCGATGACGTTCCTTGGTGCTCGGCATTCGTCAACTGGTGTTTCCAGCGGGTCGGCCTGACGGGTACAGGGCTTGCCAATGCCCGTAGCTGGCTGAAATGGGGCAAGGCGATTGATACCCCTGTTGAGGGCTGCGTGGTTGTGTTCAAGCGTGGCCGCAATCCGAAGTCGGGACATGTCGGGTTCGTGGTTGGCGATGACGGGGAAACCCTCCGAGTGCTTGGCGGGAATCAGGGCGACATGGTGAAGGTATCGCGGTTTAAGAAAGCCGATGTGCTTGGGTATAGGTGGCCTGAGTGACCGACACCGCACAGGCCCGGATGGAGGCGGTAATTGCTCCCCTGCTTCTTGGTGACAGCCGGAAGCGCAAACGAAACACGGCAGTAAACAACGCTTACGATTACCTCATGGTGGCACATTGGCACCAGGAGATAGATACCAACGGCATCATCGTTAACAACTCTCTGAAAGGGTATGACGAATTTGCCGCAAATAACAACTTTCAGTTTTCGGTTCCGACTCAAGCATTTTGGCTCACCGATCCCGAGCATGGCCGGACGTTACGCGCTCCGATTCATGTTGTGTCGGATGACGAGGATTGGAGCGAGTGCGAAAATGACGAACCGGGATGGCTGAAGAAGGTAGGTTAATGATGGCCTGTTTTATCTGCCCCGAAAATGGGGCGCAAATGTGTGGCGTCCGGTCGTGTGCCGAGTGCGGAGAATGCGAACGAGCGGATTATGTTGATGGCAAGCCGTCATCAAGGGATTATGGCTAAGGGGTAGGTATAGGCCGTGGCGTAAAAACGGCTCAGATCGAAGATATGGAAGCCGGTTCCTAAGTACCTGAAATAAGGAAAGAATAATGATGTACTTAGCTTTCAAGCACAAAGCAACCTCATTTTTCGGGAAACTGATCAAGTTTTACACGTTCTCCGAGTACTGTCACTGCGAAATCATCTTTTCCGATGGTCAATGGTACTCGTCCAGGGAATACAAAAACGGCGTCAGTTTTATAGCTGGTCCCCCAAATGGCGAATGTATAACGGGTTATGATTTCTTCCTGTTGCCGATTTCCAAAGAGGATGAGCAGCGGATAAGGTCGTGGTGCGAGAAAGAGCAATTTAACGATGACGGTACGCGCTGCGGGTACGATGTGCGCGGGGTGCTGTTCTCGTTTCTTCCTATTCCGATTGGCTGGCAGTCGGCAGACAAATGGTTCTGCTCTGAAATCTGTTGCGCGGCCCTGCAAACGATTGGCTGGTTTGCTGGTTACTCTGCGGCAAGTATCAGCCCGAAGAAATTACACGAACTTACCTTGAAGGAGGTAAAGAAAAGATGCAGAAAATAATTCTCTTTGTAGCACTCGCGGCCCTGGCCGGCTGCACCACTACCGGCACAACTCAGGAAATGGTCAAACTGGCTCAGACCACACAGGTTGCCAAAATCGCCGGGGCTCAACTCACGGCGGCAGGCTGTCAAACTGGAGCTATCCAGGCCCAGGATTGCGCCACGGCTCAACTCTCCTATGAGGGGTGGAAAGTATTGAATTCTGCCAAATTGAACGCCCTGCTTCTGAACTGCCAGGATGAAGCATTGCAGGCGCAGGTTCAGAAAATGATTGACGCAGGGTATCCGGTCCTCTCGTTTACGGCGGTGACGAAATGAAAAAGTTTTTACTCTCTCGGCTGAAAGAATATGAAACGACTCTGGCCGGTGTCGTCCTTGGCGGTGCGGCTGGTGCGGCTCTGGCGGTGAAGTCCGGCCAGGTCACGAAAACCTCCGTTTGGAAGCCCACCCCTTCAGGGGTGGGAGGAAAAACGGGCGGGGCTTGTGCCCCGTCTTCAATACTTGAACATGGCGCACACTTGTGCTAAAATACAGGGTATGAAACTGACGGCTAAGGTCAAACTCCTGGCGACCGACGAACAGCGCGAAGCGCTCCTGCAGACGATGCGGGTTGCAAACGAGGCTTGCAACTACATCAGCGACTACGCCTGGGAGAATGAGACATTTGGCAAGTACGCCCTGCAAAAGGCCATTTACTACGACGTGCGCGAGCGATTCGACCTTTCGGCTCAGGTCGTAGTCCGCTGCCTTGCCAAAGTCGGGGACGCCTACAAGCTCGACAGAAAGAGCAAGCATGTCTTTCGCCCTCTCAGTTCCATCGCCTACGACGACCGGATTCTCAAATGGAAGCTCGACAGGCAAGCAGTTTCCATCTGGTCGGTCGAAGGACGCCTGTCCATCCCCTTTGCCGCCGGACCGCGCCAGCTTGCGCTGCTCAAGATCCGGCAGGGAGAAAGCGATCTGGTCTTCCATCGGGGCAAGTTCTACTTGTTCGCTACCTGCAACGTAGAGGAACCCGATCCGATTGACGTGGACGGCGCGTTGGGTGTTGACCTGGGTGTAACGAACATCGCCGTTGACAGCGACGGCGAGTTTCATTCCGCCAGCCACGTCAAGAGCGTTCGCCACCGCCACAAGCGGCTGCGGGCGAAGCTCCAGAAGAAGGGAACGAAGTCTGCCAAACGCAGGCTGAAGAAGCTGTCCGGCAAAGAGGCCCGCTTTGCTCATAACGTGAATCATTGCATCAGCAAGCATCTGGTGAATAAAGCGCAACGCACCCGCCGTGCTATTGCCCTGGAAGACCTGACGGGGATACGCGACCGGGTAAGGGCTAGACGCTCCCAACGCTACCAGTTGCACAGTTGGTCGTTTCATGATTTGCGGCAGAAGATTGAGTACAAGGCGCAACTTGCCGGTGTTCCGGTCATACCCGTTGACCCGCGCAACACGTCCAGGACGTGCCCCGCTTGCGGTCATGTGGATAAGGCCAATCGTCGTTCTCAAGATTCTTTCCTCTGTACGTCCTGCGGCTGCGTTGGCCGTGCGGACTACTTCGCTGCGGTTGAAATTGGCCGCAGGGCGGTTGTCAACCCGCCGAACGTAGGGGCTGCGACAGCAGCTACTTACAAGCCAACGGCTTTAGCCGTTGGTAGTTGACGAAAGAGGCTGTGATCCTCGGTGCGTCGGTGGGCGCTGCTGGCGCGCTGATGAAAACGCCGACTTGGGCGCGGGTGATCCAGCGCAAAAAATAATTTTCCCTCCCCACACTCCCTGCAACACCCTCACTCCTCTCCTCATTGCCCGGTACAATGCCGGGCTTTTTTTATTTCCTCCAGGTTGACGATCTTGTCGGCGTTCAGTCTGCCGGCATGGCGCAGGATGTAGGCGGCGACCGCCTCCACCCGCTTATGCAGCATCGGCATGGAGAACTGGATATAGCCAGCGGTCACGTCAGCCGGCAATGAATGTCCGACAAGTCGTTTGATGGTGAACACCGGCACGTTCAGCGTCTCGCAATAAGTCTGGAATGAGCGCCGCAGATCGTGGGGCATGAACTTCGCCACGCCTTTGCTGATCATGCTCTCAATTCCGGCGCGAACGTCCGTAAGGTGTCCGGTCTTGCCGGTGCCAGGAAATACCCACTTACCGTTGAAGTACTCCTGGTGCGCCCTCAACTGTTCAACGAGGTATCCGCAGATCGGGATGTCCAGGGGTTCCCCTCAATTCAGTTTTTAAAAAATTCATCATCGTGAAACTTTTTCGTTGACATCCGCAACTGAGTAATCTATATTTAGTTGCAATCTTCACGAAAATGAAAACTTTGATTCACTCTATACCACTAAATGGGAGAAAGTCAACTATGTCGCTCAGACCGACAATTCGCAATATCCGGGCTTCGGGGCTCACCGTCAAGGGGTGGTGCGCAAGGCACGGGTATCCGTACCAGACCGTCATCAAGATCCTGAATGGATACGTCGGCAAAAGACGCATCGGCCTGACCCTGGAGGTGCTGAACAGTCTGAAGAAGGACGGGCATTATGAGGAGGATGGGAAATGACCTGCTACACGGCCAAGCAGTTGAGCGCAATGCTGGGGGTGACAGAGAGGAAGCTGGCGATGGACCGCTTTAAGTTGCGGGGCATTCCGTTCGTGAAGCTGGGCCGCACCGTGATTTGCCGGCAATGCGATGTTGAGGTTTACCTTGAGAGCAACCTGTGCAAAACCGGCACAGATAAATAATCGGGAAAGGGAGACTTATGAAACTGACGAAATCGCTTAGGCAGCACGTTTACGATGTTCTGGAGAGTTCCGACCGGCCTGTTTCGGTATGCGAGATATACCGCAAACTGCACCGCGAGTTGTTCGCCCACATCAAGAAGGAAAAGGCGACGGGGTTTATTCAGGGCGCGATAGACAACCTGATCGTGAGCGGGTCCATCAAGGAGAGCACGAAAGACGCGCTCCATCCCAGCGGCGGCATGGTGACCGTTCCTGTTTATTATCCGGTGACGCAATCTTGTTCCGCCACTAAACCTCCCCATAGACAAATTTTCGCCAGAGGTGTGCTGGAAAATATCATCATGGGTATGACCAGTCCATTTACCAGCGAATCCGTGGTTGGTTCCTGTCCTAAAAACTTGAATCGGCGGGATGTGTCAAAAGCAGTGACCTGCAAGATTTCCCGCATGGTCAAGGATGGCGTCCTTGTCGTGACCGGCCAGACCTATAGCCGCAACGGTCGCCCTATACGGGTTTACGGTTTTGCCCAGCAGGCCCCAACCGAAACCGTTCAACCCGCTCCCGCCGAAGACCCACAGTGCGGCACCTTCTACTTCAAACATTTCCCCGTGCGGACGCTGGTCCGCGACAACAAGACCCTTTTCAATGCCCGCGACATCGCGGCAATCCTCGGCTTTATCGACCCCGAGAGCGCGGTTGCCGATTACTGCCCGTGCGTTACCGACGGCATGGTGTCCGCGACCGGGTGCAGCCGGATGATTTTTGTCTCGAAGACCGGTAACAAATACGACCTGGTGGAGTGGCTGATCGACGTGGGCGGCAAGGTGCGGACTGTCGACCCGGAACCGTCCGTGGAGCTTCAGCAGGCAATCGAAACGATAACGGCGCTGCGGGGCAGGCTTGAGCGGATCGAACAGACGCTTTGGCCGGCGGCGTAAAAGGAGACCCCATGATCACCTATATCGCATGTGCAATGGCAGGAGCCTGGTTCGGAATGCTGATCATGTGCCTGGTGCAGGCCAACCGGGAATGTCGGCGAGAGATAGACGAGGAGATCCAGAGGTTCAACGATGACCTTGGAGGGAGGTTCTGAAATGTACGACTACTACGAACACAAGCACCGGCGCCGCAACGCAGACCTCCGTCCCTGGACCTACTGCCTGATCCTGCTGGCGCTGGCGGTCATCATCGCGTGGGGTCACTCCTGCTCGGCCAGGGACAAGGAGTGGCAGATGCGGGAGGAAACAGAGCTGGGCCTGCTCACCCCCGGCCAACAGGTTGAGGTGATCCGGGGTATCCATGAGACGGACCAGGCGCTCACCGCACTGGACCGGGTGCTGTCCGACCGGGTGGAGTGGGAGTGGAGGGAGGGGAGATGACCATCGAACTCGAAGGCATCACCCTCGAAGTAGCCTACGACTACCAGCCCCAGCACCGGGGCTCGCGGGACCGCTACGGCGTCCCCCTGGAACCGGACGAGCCGGAGGAGGTGGAGGTTATCGCGGTCATGGTGGGCGAGGTGGACATCCTGCCGCTGCTGGGCGAGCGGATGATTGAGGTGATTGGGCTGGAAGTTTTGGAGCAGTTAAGAGAGCGCCGGTACGACGAGGCGATTTAGGGGGAGGGGGAGAGATGGAAGTTCTAGGCAAAGGATCGGACGACTCATATATCTGCAAGGTAAGCCACACAGAAATTGAAAAGTTCATGAATCTTTATTACGGCAAGATGGGGCGGTTGAAGGTTGGTGAATCGGTGGACTTGGGCAAGGGATACGATTTCATGGCTGACACGAAAGACGCGCTCAGAAAAACTCAGGCATTTATTGAGTCAAACCAAGAGGTAATCCAGGCGATTACGAGCGGAATTCTGGTCATGTCTCGGGAGGCGGAGAGATGAACATCAACATCACGATTCAATGCGCCGACTGCGACAACGACTTGCATACCATCGTATCGGCTGAGAAAGGGGAGATACGGATACAGGTCGAGCCCTGCCCGCGGTGTGTCGCCAGGAAGATCATGCTGGCCGAGCAGCCGTGGATGCGGAAAAAACTTTTGAGAGAGGGAGGGATGGCGGCATGAACGAAATACAGGTAATAAACGCACCACTGACAAAACAGGCGGTCATTGCCCAGAAGCGGCTGATCCAAGAGGTTATGGAAGCCGTAATGAAGGACGGGACGCACTACGGGGTCATCCCGGGATGCAAACAGCCGAGCCTCTACAAGGCCGGGAGTGAGGCCATACTTTCCACGTTCCGCATCTCGGTTGACCCGTCCGTGGAAGACCTTTCGACGCCCGATTGCTACCGCTACCGGGTCACGTTGCGCGGCGTGGTGCCGTCTGGTGAGATTGTCGGTGCCGGGGTAGGTGAGTGCTCCACCGATGAGGAAAAATACCGCTGGCGCGGTGTCGTGTGCGATGAGGAGTACGACGCAACACCCGAGGACCGGAAGCGCATCAAATGGGTAAGGGGATACAACAACGGCCCAGCCAAAGGGCTGAAGCAGGTCCGCACGAATCCCGCCGATCTCGCCAACACCGTTCTCAAGATGGCGAAGAAGCGGGCGCAGATTGATTTGACCCTTACCGCAACCGGGGCGTCGGATGTCTTTGCGCAGGACTTGGAGGATCTCCCGGAAGAGGTCCGCGAAGGACTCAACGAAGAGCATCAACCATCCAAGGGCAAGCCCGAAGTCCGGCAGCCGGAACGCAAGGCCACGCCCCAACAGCAACAGTCCGGGACCATCACCGAGTCGCAGAAGAAGCTGATATTCGCCCGACTCAAGGCCGCCAACATCGAGCCTGAAATATTCTGTGCCCACTACAAGATCGTATCCATCACCGATCTGCCGTTTGCCGAGATGAACACCGCGCTGGAGGCCATCAAGAACGGGGAGATTAAGGCGGGCGAGGCCAAGGAACAGGCGCTGCCCGAGGTTTGCGCTGAGTGTCAGCAGCCGATAATCAACGGCGCATGTCGGAATCCGAGTTGCCCGGAAGGACGGCCGGCGGATGAGTAACCTTGTATTCGATGAGGATCGGCATGTCTACACCTTGGACGGCGAGGTGCTGCCGAGTGTGACCGCCGTCATTGACAACGGCCTGCGGCCTTACGCTGGAGTCCCGCGCGAACTCCTTGAACGTGCCGCTCGGTTCGGATCAGCAATGCACCTGATGGTGAAATACTACCTGGTCGGCGAGCTTGACGAGGACAGCCTTGACCCCGCGCTGGCCGGGTGTCTCCTGGGGTTCAAGGCGTTTCAGGCCGAGCGACAAGACATTTTCGAAGAGCAGCCGATCATTGAAAAACCCGGATGCCACAAGCGGCTCAAATACGCAGGCACGCCGGACCTTGATTTTCCGCGCAGCATAATTGACCTCAAGAGCCGAGAAACGAACATGCTCACGGACGGGATACAGACAGCAGCCTATGACCACATGACCGGCAAAGGCGACCGTGAGCGGTATGTGTTGGAACTCCACCAAGACGGCAGTTACAAACTGGTGCGGCTCAACCCGACGAAGGCAAGCGGCGATCTGGCGTGGAGAAGGTTCCGCTACCTGCTGGACTATCACAACATGGGAGAGGAGATCAAAAGATGGAAATGAACACCGCACTGAAACTGGAAGAGGAATTTTCCGAAACGGCACTCACGCTCTACGAGCAGGCATTATCGATCCAGGTTACCGACAAACCCACATACACGGCAGCCGGCGAGTTCGGGAAGTCCCTCAAGGAGTTGGAGAAGAAGATTGTTGACTATTTCGCCCCCCTCAAGAAGGCCGCGCACGAGGCTCACAAGGCCATTACGAAACGGGAGGCTGACGAACTCTCCCCGGTGCGCGAGGCTATGGATTGCGTCCGCAAGTCGATGAACAGATACCTGGCCGACGTCGAAGATGCCCGACGCAAGGCTGAAGCCGCGGCGCAGAAGGCGGCAGAGGAAGAGGCCGAAAAGGAGCGCCAGCGCCTCCTGAGACAGGCGGAGAAGGCCGAGGCCAAGGGTAACGAGGAAAAGGTCGAGGAGCTACTGGAGAAGGCTGAGAACGTCTATGTCGCCCCGGTCACGGTGGCGCGAGACACGTCCGTCAAGACCGATACAGTGATCCTATCGTCTGCAATGGAACTTGAGGTTGCAGTGAGTGACCTTCGGGCGTTCGTCGTTGGGTTGGTGCAAAAGAATCTCCCGCCAACCATGCTTGAGGTTAAACATGCCCCCCTAAAGGCATGGGTGAAAGCCAACGCGCTGACCTCTTTCCCTGGGCTGGTTATCCGCGAGGTTCCGAAAGCGAGGATCAGATGACCAACGCCAACGAACAACTCTACCGCAAAACCACCCACGGAAGCCGGGTCCGCTATGTCCCCTATGACCCGAAAGAGGACGTACCCATTCCCCCGCCCGAGTTTTCGGACGAGGACATCATCACCCTCGGCACGACTGTCGGGACCATAGTGCTGGTGCAACTCGAGCGGTATATCCCGGAGCACAAAAGGAACCATCGCAAGGTCAAAGCCGTTACGGATGCCCTGCTGGATCTGGCGCGGGGGCAGGGGAAGCCGGTCGACCGGGAACTGGCGGAGCACTGGATGGATGTCTGGAACGAAACGATGAGAAGGTTTCAGGATACGCTGGTCGAGCGGGCGGAATCGGTGCAGTAGTCAACCGGCAGGAGACTGCCACGAAAGGAGCAATACAGAATGGGTGGATTCACTGAAGCAGAGTACGCCGCACTACAGGCCCGCCAGGGCGTTCAACCCGAACCAGGGAAGGTGTTTACCTGCGTCACCGAGCGCGAACCCCTGGAGGATGAGGAGCAGCGCACGGTGGCACGTTTCCTCGACCTGCTCGGCTTCCGTTGGTGCCATGTACCGAACGGTGGGAGCCGGAACAAGATTGAAGCGGCAAAACTGAAAGGGCTCGGAACCAAGCCGGGCGTTCCAGATCTGCTGGTCTTCGATGCGCCGCCCGGCGGCGACTGGGTGGGTGTGGCGATTGAACTCAAGCGGGGCAAGGGCGGCAGGCTGTCGGACGAGCAGCGGGAATGGCTGGATGCGCTCTCGGAGCGGGGATGGTTGACTCGCATGTGCAAAGGGGCTGACGAGGCTATCAAATTTTTGCGGGAGGTGTACGGGAGATGAAAACCACAGGACTGAACATCATCGAAGCATACAGGATGCTGAAGGCGGGGCGATGCCCCCATGCGCGGCTCCGGGGGGTGTGCCTGGACTGCTACCCGAGGGGGTTTGGGGGGGAGCAGTACCCGGACCAAGCGAAGTATGAGAGGTGGAGGGAGGGGTAACAAAAAGGGTAAGCGGCGCGGCTGTTTCGCGTCCGCTTGACAGATTCCTGCTGGTTATGCGATTTATCAACAAGGAGGAACTTATGACTGGCAATGAAGACTTGACCGTACAATTTGGTGAAGATCCTCCGTGGGACGATCTTCCGCTGATATTCGACTCCTGGACATGCCGCTTTTGCGGCGGGACATTCGCGGATCGTACACTTGCAATCAAGCACGCCATTGATTGCGATGATAATGAAGATGTGCATTCGTGCGCCACCTGTGCATCGTATGAGATCGGTGAGGACACGCGAGATGGATACCGTCACATCTGCAAGGGGAACCCAAAACGAATAGACACATGGATGAAACATTGCCCGGAGTGGATTGGAGCATAACGACCAAGCACAGCGGCGAGCGTAGCACGTCCGTCTGCTGCGGCTTGTTATGGGCTGGTGGGCACAATGCTGAAAACAGGACACTTATTTGCAGGAGGCGGCGGTGGATTACTTGCAGACCTCATTTTGGGACACCAACCCTGCTTTGCTGTCGAGTGGGATGCTAACTGCTGCCAAACCCTCCGTAACCGTGCTGCCGATGGCTGGTTCCCTGGTCTGCGGGTGTACGAAGGAGACATTCGGCTGTTCGATCCATCCGACTGGAAAGGCCGAGTGGATTGCATCCATGCGGGGTTCCCTTGCCAGGATATTAGCGCAGCAGGAAAAGGCGCGGGAATCACGGGAGCGCGAAGCGGCCTTGTCAGTGAGGTTTTCCGAACAATTGACGCTGTTGACCCCATGTATGTCTTCCTCGAAAACAGCCCAAGAATCCGAACGCGAGGCCGGCACGTTGTCATTGCCGAACTTGTGGCGAGGGGATACGCCTGGCGTGATGGAATACTTGCCGCGTCTGATGTTGGAGCATGGCACTACCGGGACCGCTGGTGGCTGCTTGCTGCCAACGCTGACGGTCTGCGGCAACTACAACAGAAAGGGTGCCTCTCCGACGAGTGGCGACGGGCTTATCACGGCGCTGAAGAAGTTGCCGACGTTATGCGCCAGGGATGCCCGGACGGTGGCAGGATCACAGCCACCACGACGAGCGGCGACGAGCGGCGACCCGTTGACGTGGCACCTTGGGAAGAAACTACCACCGGAGAAGCGGCGTGGTTTGAAGCTGAACCCGATGTGGGCCGCTTGGTTTATGGGGTGGCCGATGAATTGGTTCCGGGTGCGGTGAAGGCGCTCGGAAATGGACAGGTACCATTACAGGCCGCTACGGCGTTCGCCATACTGAGCAGTCTGTGAGGCCCATAACGGCTGAAATAACCGGCAGGCATGGAGCGCAGCGGAATGCCTGTCCGAGTTGATTTATTTGTTAGCCGCTGCTGGAGGTACTTATGGAACGTGCAGACTTGATGCAACAAGGCATTGGCCCGGCGGAAGCCCGCGAGGATGACGAAGCGCAGCACCAGGCGGCAGAGCTGGAATGGGCGCTCACAAAAATGGAGCGAGCAATTACGCGATGGGAGACCGCCACCCAGCAAATCAACCAGGCGTTTGAACTGATGGGAGAGGCGACCGAACATTTGATTAATTTGGCTGAGGATAGCGATAACGCACTCGGAAGTGCGGCGCATGAACGGGTTTCTACTCTGGTGAAGCTGATGCACAACAAGATTCTGTGCCATGACCGGGCAGTGAAGGCGGCAACGGCAAAACAGCTCTATGGACTCAAGCCTGTAGGGCGTGTGATTCATGGCGGCTAACGACAAGGGTAACCGGTTGCGCGGCAGTTTGCGCAATCCGCGTTGACCCGCTGGTTATGCGATTTTTCAAGGAGATGACATGAATTGTCCAAAATGCGGAAGCGAAAACGTATCAATTGAGAGACGTATTGACGGAATGAAAACGTGCCTCGACTGCGGTTATAAATGGCGCAATGTAGCACAGGCAGGGCACGTAGTAACAAGTTGCCACGAAGATAGAACATACAAGCGATGTCTCTGTTGTGTCTGCGGAGAAATCCACAAATGCACTCCGTCTTTTGATTTTTACACCACAGACGACCACGGGGAGGCGCTTGTCTGCGAAAGATGTTTTCACGAATACATCGGGCATCGGCTGAACGCTGAAAAGTGGGTAGCGGATCTTAACGCATAACGACCAAGCTAAGCTGACTGATCGCTGGAGTGACTGATTATGCAAAGACAAGGTATTTACAAAAAACTCACTGTCGAAGCGGCCGTATCAGGATGGATAGTCAAAGAGCCGGGAAAACCGGCGGAAGTGTTTGTCATGTAAAAACGGGGTCGGAGACGACGAGATTTGCGTTAAACACTGGCGCGAATGGCTGATGCGGGAAACTGACTGAATCCGAAAGGAGCGACGATATTGCATAAACTCTGGTGTAAGCAGTGCGGTGAGGTTTTTGAATGGAAAAATCCACTGAAAAAATATTGCCCGAAATGTCAGAAAGAGCGGGACGCAGCCGCTCGGGACCGCTACAAAAAGACCTGTCGCGATATCCCGGCCTGCATCACCCCGCACAAAGCACCCAAGCTGGGACCGAGGAACCAGATATCGAAGCAGAGGCCGCAGATCCTGGCGATGCTGAAAGAGGGTAAAAGCCTGCTTCATATCGCGGTGAAGATTGGCCACAGCGTCCAGTACCTCGAACACACGATACGGAACCGGGTGCAGTTCCGCGAGATCCGCATATTGCTGGATGAGCGGGAGCGGATGCGGTTGATACAAGAGTTGTACGATACGGTTAAGCCGCAAATCTGCCAGGATTTTACCGAGGCGACGAGCGAGAGCATGAGGACAACCGGGCGGGCTGCCGCCTGGTTGTGGGGTAAAAGCAATACCTGAAGGATCGGAGGACAACATGCTATTTCCACGAACAATTTACGCAGACAGGAACACTCTGGAGCAACAGATAGACCATATCGAGTCCGAGATCCGCGAGGTCAGGGAGGCGCTCGAATCCGGCGACTTCGACCATGTTGCTAGGGAATTGGTCGATGTCCAGCACTCGGCGGACACTGGCCTGCGTATCGCGATGGAGCAACACGGGGCCGACAGTTACGGGGCGTATACTGCGGTGACAATCAACAACACCCGGCGGGGTATTTATGGGGATGTTGTGGGATCTGAACCGAAGTGATGGTGAAGGGAGAGACAGAATGAACGCAGCCATAAAATACCAGGAATTTTTGCAGAGCAAGGCGATAGTCACTGAGCCATGCGGATTCAGTGTTGAGCGCCAGGATATAAACCCGAACCTCTACGAGTACCAGAAAGACCTCGTTTCGTGGGGCATCCGTCGCGGCAAGGCAGCGTTTTTTACCATGACTGGGACTGGCAAGACCGCCATGCAATGCGCCTGGGCGAACATGGTAGCGAGTAAGACCGGTGGCACTGTGCTGATACTGGCTCCACTGGCCGTTTCAAAACAGACCGTCCGCGAAGCTGGGGAGAAATTTGGCATCAGCGTCAAGTACGTCCGTCATGGCGACGAACTGCACCGCGGCGTCAATATCACCAATTACGAGATGCTTCACCACTTCGACAACGAGCGGCTCGATGGAATCGTGCTGGACGAATCGTCCATACTGCGGTCGTTTGCCGGAAAGACCAGGAACGCCATTATTGACCGGTCCAGAAACATTCCCTATCGGCTGGCGTGCAGCGCGACCCCGGCACCAAACGACTTCATGGAGATCGGCAACCATGCCGAATTTCTCGGGGTGATGAGCTACAACGAAATGCTCGCCACGTTCTTTGTTCACGACGGCGGAGACACTTCGAAATGGCGTCTCAAGGGTCACGCAGAGGATTCTTTCTGGCGATGGATGGCTTCATGGGGATGCTTCCTGAACATGCCATCTGACCTTGGATATTCGGATGAGGGGTTTATTCTGCCGCCGCTTATCGACCATCAGCACGTTGTGGATTCGGGGGCAACGGAGGGCGCACTGTTCGCGTTCGAGGCCAAAGGATTGCTGGAGCGCCGGGCGGCGAGGCGAGAGTCGTTGACTCGCAGGGTCGAAAAGTGCGCGGAGATTGTTGACCAAAGCGATAAGCCTTTCTTGGTATGGTGCGACCTGAACGCGGAGGCAGACGCGCTCAAAAAGGCCATCCCTGGCGCGGTGGAGATTCGTGGGACCGATAAGCCTGAACACAAAGAGCAGATGATGCTTGATTTTGCCGATGGAAATATCCCGGTAATGATTACCAAGCCGTCCGTGGCAGGGTTCGGAATGAACTG